TACTCTCATCAATACAGACTACTGTAATCTGTATATGAAGGGCCGCGAGCAGAGATCGAGTATCGACTTTAGTGGAATAGGCAACACGTAAAGTCGAACACTGCTAACAGCACCACATATACAGACTACACGCTCAGAGGGAGGGAGGAGGGGTTGTGTCTGGTGGCCGTTGCTGACTGCGCGCTTGGCTTAGGATATTACGAATTATCTTCGACCTAAGAACCATCCAGACACAAAAAAGGGCTAAGAGTTGCAGCCCCGGAAGTTGGGTGGTGACGGAATGTCGGGGAGTACCCTAGCAAACCGAAACCGCAAATCTTAACCCTCTTCCGTCACACCTTCACGCTCTCCCCAGAGCGGTGCTAAACATCAGCACAAATTAAGTATCGCCAATCATGGCTGGTTTTGCAAGTCTGATTCTGCCCCAATAGCTTTGTTAATCGCCTTATCAACTCTAGCCATAGTCTCATCAAAACACCTTGCAGAGTTACCGCTTAGCATTGCCATTGTTCCACGCCTTAGCTCCATGATCGCCTCAAGCAAATCAGGGGCGGCGGATATCAACTGTGCATCGTGCATGAACCTCTCTGATTCATATCGAGGGCTGATTACAATCGCCCCTTCATCAGATGAAACACTAATCCGCTTATCTGGCCACTCATCGCCGTTCCAAAATCTTACTTCCCACGGTCCGCTTGTGTAGCTCATCATCCTCTCCTCTGTACTGTGTTAATCAAGGCCTATACGTCCACAACCTGAACGTTCCCGCCTGTGTTGCAGTCTCGGGTCATTGCATACTCTACGGCTTCCTTGGGTGTCTTTCCAAAGTCTAGAGCGGCTATTGCGAAGTCCTGCCCACTGCCATAGGCTGCATCGTGTTCTGTTTTAAACCATTCGCAATAATGGCCATCATTAACCAGAACCAGATAGACATCACCGTCAATTATCAGGAGGGCGGAACACTGAGGAACCACATCGCAATGATCATCATGCCTCATTAGCGATAGCGCTAGAGAGTCGCAACATGCACCGGTGAAAAACCACGTCCCTAACTCGTTTCTAATAATCTTGTCATAACTATCACACCTGATCACCCCGTTTGTCGTGATTCGGGAGTCTATTGCGATCTGCTTATGCTTGTGGCTATAGGCAATCGTTGTCATATCTATCCTCTCCTGTGGTCTATGTGTGGCTAACTATCTTTTCTATCATGCGCTCACCGGCTCTAAACGCGCTATCTACCGACGAATAGAGCTTATGTGAAATCAAGCCGCTGCATCTTGGGCCGGTTGAGATTCTGAATCGCCATTTAACAATCGGATTTGAGAATGCCTCACGCCTACGCTCCCCTTCTACAACCATTAATTTCAACTCCATCTCTATTCCCCTATAGCTGTTAGCGGCCAGTAGACCGCTATGGTGTTATTTGCCGTCGAATGCTTTGTGGATAGCTGCCTGTTGATCGCGATCAAGCGTCGCCCACATCTCATTCTTTCCGTCTTGATCGAGCGCCGTGTATTCGTTAATCAGATCTGTGTAGTCAGCAGCAACCAGCGGCAACAGCGTGAACAGTTTCTTACGGCCCCGCGCAACAGACAGCATCCTGCTCACATGCTCGGTAATGTGACTGACATGGCTAACCCTTACGCCCCCTTGCTCCTTTCCTGCCCACATCACCTCATGGTCACAATACAAGACCATTGAGCGGCCTACCCATTCGTCCTTATATTTCCCCCATGCAGCGATTAACAGACGGCGCATTGTCAGGCATGGCTTAAACGGCTGCCGTCCGGCTGAATGGATATGTACTGGCTGATCTTTTGCTTTCACTTTATCAACCCGAGTTACCGTGATTGTAATCGGATCAATAAGTTCATCGGCGTTCAACTGATCAGACTTCGCTATAACCGTGCTTGATAGATCGTTGTCGTCTTCCATTAGATTACATCTCCAAAGTGTTCTTCTGCTTTTCTGTCGAATTGATAACCCATCACAAGCTCCCTGGTTTCAGGCTGAACGCCAGATCCTAGGAACTCTGCATAACGTTCCAGGTCTTCGCGATAAACGTCCCTACCGTACTCTATGGCCTCTGGTGGCAGCTTCACGACCATCACCGGATAGCGACCGCACTCGATTGTTTTCTGAATGGCTAAAAACTCCATCCGCACAGGCTGATCAGTAAACCGGCTTACTCCATCGCAATACCAAGCGTCTTGGACGTAATACCGGTAGTCATCGACAGAGTAATGAAACTTTTTCAGGTCAGGGCAAGTCTTAACGTCAACCAATAGGCTCTGTGACTCGATGTGCTTATCAGGGCGGCACTTACAATCAAGGCCGGTATGTTCGTCAGTCCAGAAGTAAGACCCCTCTGCGATGCCGTCTGCTTCGATCAGGGCGCGGGCTTCTTTGTGCGCCATGACAGATTCAAACATGAGGTTAAGCTGGCGGTGTTCTGCGTCGGTCAGGATCTTGTGCCCCTTGTGCGACTCAACGAACGCCTTCTTCTCTGCTTTTCCGTCGTTGGTGCGAAGATTAAACGGCGGCATCACAACAAACTCAGACTTCAACCGGTCAGGCTCCAGGCAGATAGCGTGCATTGCGTCGCCGAAATCGAACGTCTTGATCTTGTCTTCATCCTGCGGGCAGTTGCGCGACCATTCAGGCGCATATGGGTCGCGTGATGCCATGTCCAAGGTTGATTTACTGATCGACTTGCCACTGTGATATTCAGCGTTAGGCATATCAGCGACGAATCTTTTGCCATTCATGACTCAATCCCCTCTGCCAACGTGTGAATTTTGGACTCAAGCGTACCGATCAGCGTCATATAAGCGCTGCGCAATGCGTTCTCATGATTCCAACCATCGTTGATCAATTCGCCGTACCCTTTGAAGGCTTCGTCGTAGGACTTCTGCACCAGGTCATTCGACAGGGCGTTACCGAATACTGTCGATAGCGTCGGTGTAAGCGATTCAGGACGCTTGATGTTGTTTTCCATCTGTCTATCTCCTCAGAACCTATCTTCCAAAATAATCCCGATACCATCGATCGCCACTTTAAACAGCTCTCCAAGCTTGATTATCTGCTCTATTGATAGATCTGCTGTTGCATCGTGATTCACAAGAGTAGACATCCCATGCTTACTAGGCCGGGGGTCTGAATCGATACGGACGCTTTCTAGCATTCTTACTTGCTCAGGCTCAATATGCCCAAGCCTTCCTAAATCTACGTTAATGATCATCTCTCTATCTCCGTGTTGTGTTACCTACTTATCCGTGGGTATCATCAATGAATATCGACCTGTCATCAGCAAATGACTGTATCAATTGAGCTGTAATTGATTGCACCCTGGCATGGAAAAACGCATCGTTGCGATAACGCTCTTTCCAGCCTTGCATTGCATACGTCACTTGCGATGCTGTTTGAAACATTTCCTTATCCGTCTCTTTGGCTACCATATCCTGGTAATGAAGATTTGAGGCCACTATGGTAGTGAACCGAGTCGCTACCACTCTGCAATCTACATTCATCGCTCTATCTCTCTCTGTTGGTAGTACCCATATAGCCCCGTTAAGGGGCTGGGGTGGTTGATCAGCCGTTGCCGTTGCCGTTGCCGTAGCCGTTGCCGTAGCCGTTGCCGTAGCCGTAGCCGTAGCCGTAGCCGTCGCCGTAGCCGTTGCCGTCGCCGTCGCCGTCGCCGTCGCCGTAGCCGTTGCCGTAGCCGTAGCCGTAGCCGTTGCCGTCGCCGTAGCCGTTGCCGTCGACGTCGCCGTAGCCGTTGCCGTAGCCGTAGCCGTAGCCGTTGCCGTAGCCTATCGTTAGATCAATCATCCCAACCGCCAGTTACGGCAATAGAGATAATAGGAGTGCATCGGACAGTTCCGAACGGGTCGTACTCAGTATCGCCCGTTGGCCCTGATACCAGCTCGCCCAAGCCTTTGGTAGTTCCCCAGCGGCGGATATTCTTTGCATTCCTGATTATTACGCACCCGTCGTCTTGGTCTTCACACATACCGACAAATACAAATCCTTTGTCAGCTGCGATGATTCGCATTTCTCCGATCTCAACGGCGGCTTTAATTGAGTCCTCTCGGATATATTTGACGTCATCAATGGTAATGGTTTGTGGCTTGCTCATAATCTCGATCTCTCGTTGTTTCGTTTGGTACCTACAAAGCCGCAATTAAGCGGATTAATGTCCGTACAGCATTACTTTCAGGTTGTCGTCGTCCTGCATAGATTTAAGCAACGCTATAGCCCATTTAAAACGGCGATAATCAGAGTCCTTTGCGTCTTCCTCTAGCGCCTCTAGAACTACAGGGATTGGCAAAGGCTTCGGCTTGTCTCCATAGCTATCTTGGGTAAGCTCGTCGTTGCCATAACCGGTTGAATACCATTCCCAGAAATGTGACTCGTCTTTGTTTACGCGGTCTAATTTATGGATAGCAGACGAATAGCCGCACTTGCAAAGGTCAATCTCTGCGTAGACCATGAAATATGTTACTTTTCGACCAGTCTTTACAAAGTTGCCTTTCTCATCCTTTAGCATGGGTCGATATCGCTCCCCCTCTTCAACAATCATGTCGCCACGCTCTATCTCGTCGCTTGCCATGCCGCTGCGTCCGATAATCAGTTTTGTTTCGTATCCCATCTCTCTGCTCCGTTGTTTCGTTTGGTGTGA